GCTGCCCCACCTGCAAACTAGCTCAAGTGGGGAATTTTATTCCGGCTATAATGGGGAAAATTAAACCGGCGTTGACATATCATACTGCAATCTCTGAAAAAGAAAGAGCAGAAGCAATTAAAAATAGTGCATTTTAGAGAATGGTGAATTTGACCATTCTTTTTTTGTGCAAAAAATCAGAAGGAGAATGGGAATATGGATATATATGAAGCATTAAAGGAACTCAGTTGGAAAAAGCGAATGTATTTTGATTGGAGACATGATCTGAGCTACAACCAGAACAAAGAGAAGGAATCAGAAGAAGAGATTATGCGGAAGTTAGCAGTAAAATCATTTAATGAGTACATCAAGTGGGAAAGAACACCACAGTATTTGCGGTTGTTAAGTTTGTTCCTGGAATCAAAGTTTGCCAATGATTTAGAAAAAGTTTATAAGATGACTGCTGAACGTGCTGTTGCTGATGACGCTGATGAAAAGAGTATTAAATTACTCTTGCAGATTCAAAAGGAAATTAGAACTTTTAACAAGGCAGCAAGCAATACTAAACCGTCTACTTCCGATTCATTTGATGATTTGGAGTTGTAATAGATGGTAGCAGTAAAAGAGAAGAAACCAGAGAATAAATTACAAGCTGTTATGAATAACTTTGAAGCGTTCGCTAAGAACTTTGTAGAAATACAGAATAATGATGGTGAGCGTCAGAAGTTTACTATTAATGAAGCTCAGAAAGACATTGAGAAAATGCTTAGAAGTAATAAGTTTCTAGTTGTGCCTAAGAGCCGACAAGCAGGAATTACTACTTATATGCTGGCTAAAGCTTTGCATTTGGCTTGTACAGTTCCTAATCAGAATATCTTAATTGTTTCTTATTTAGGAGCTTCTGCTAAATCGCTATTCGACAAGCTCAAAGATATGAACCAGACGCTACCTAGAGAGAAATATCCTAATGCTTTCCCTAGAGTTAAAAGGGAGAACAGATCAGAGCTATTTTTTGAGAATGGTTCACGTATTACATCAACTACTGCTGGCGATAAAGATATTGGCCGAGGAATTACGATTGATTTCTGCTTATTGTCAGAGCTTGCTTTCTACAATGACATTGACAGGCAGTTACTATCAGTTATCCAGTCACTAGCTAAAGGGAAGCACAGTAGATTGATTATTGAAAGTACAGCAAAGGGTATGAACAGTTTTCATGAGCTTTGTATGAACGCTGATAAGGGCAAGAGTCGATTTAAAATGTACTTCATTCCTTTTTATCATAAGTTGTATTTGAAACAGTGGAAAACAGAAATGGACGAAGCCGAAGCATGGTTTAAATCAACCAATAAAGGCAATTGAATGTCACCAAAAGATTTTGAAGATGATGAAAAGATACTGCATGAAAAAGGTTGTGCTATCCGTTCATTGATGTGGAGAAGGTTCAAGCTATTAGATATGGATTTAGAAGAGTTTCATCAAGAGTACCCATCTAATTTATATGAAGCTTTTGTTGCTTCTGGCAATGGATTATTTAAGCAATCTAAAGTATTAGAACGCATGGAACACTTAATAACCCCTTTAAGTCGTGATGAAGTTGACGGAGAAATCCCTCAATCTCTTTATCGCTTTATTGGTCGTGGTTTAGAAATCTACCATTTACCAAAAAGAAGCAAACGCTATTACTCAGGTGTAGACGTTGCTGCTGGCGTTGGTGGAGATGATTCAACTCTAACCATGCTAAATGATGAAGGTCAGGAAGTATTAGCTTTCTTCTCTAATAAAGTTAGTCCTCATGATTTTGCTGAGATCATTGACACAATCGGTAGATATTATAACTACAGCTTTATTTGTGTAGAGAGAAATAGTTACGGTTCAGTAGTTTTACAGCAATTGAGAGAAGTATATGAATACATGAATCTGTACAAAATGAGGTCCTTTGATGAACGAGGGAAAAAGAAATTAAAGCTAGGATTCTTAACAACAGAAAGCACTAAGAAGATAGCTATATCCCTGTTCAGACAAAACTTTGAAACAGGCATGATTAACATTGAATGTAAAACGCTGCTAGAGCAAATGACAATCTACGTTGAAAAAGATGGAAAGCTAGGGAACAAGCGTGGAGATAAAAATAAAGATGATTTAGTAATCAGTATGACATTAGCGAACGTGGCTATGGCAGAAGGAAAATGGTACGTCTAACAGGCGTACACAAATTAGAAAGTTAGGTGTTCAAATGAACTTAGAACAATATGTAAAAGCAAAGCACAGAAACAATGAACACTGGTTCGTTGAGGAAGTAAACACAGTAGCGAATCAGCAGCGATTGATGAATGTGGAAGCTAAGAAAGATTATCTGATGGGCAATCATAAGATTCAAAACTTGCCATCTTTCATGTATAACGGTGAAAGAATTACTCCCCGTAAAATTGTCCTTAATACTGCAAAAACTTTATTGCAGTTTCATATACAGTTTCTATTGAAAAATGATGTTGTATTAACAGGAAATGAAAAAATGATTGATGAATTGAACAAGGTAAATAAGCTAGGAAAGTATAATGCCAAAAACCTGAAAATATTATCCAATTTGCTCAAATTCGGTTCGTGTGCCGAATACGTCTTTGTAAATAAGAAGGGATATATTGATTCTAAAATTATTCCGGCAGATGAAGGTACTCCTATTTATAATCACCATAATGAAATGATCGCTTTCGTACAATCTTATGTATTTGATGGAATTTCATACTATACGCTTTATGAAGATGATGTTGTGAAGGAATACAATAATGAAGGTGGTTCTATGAAGCTATCTGCTCAGTATGCCAATCTTTCTGGACTCCCTATCCATTATCATTCTCACAATGAATACAGTGATATTGAAGGTTCTAGCGTATTAGATGATTTCATTATCATCTTAGATAACATGGAGTTGCTATTGTCAAAAACAGTAGACGCTACTTATACTCATTTTCAAGGTATTCCAGTTATCACAGGGCAACGCTTAACTACTGGCGGTATTCCTAAAGAGCTAGTATCTGGTGGAGTCCATTTAGATGATGGCAGCACGTTTGATTTCAAGAGTAATGATCTGGATATAAAAGCATTTGAAGCTTTGTATAATCAATTAAATCAGAGCTTATTAGATGTATCTGGTACTCCTGCTGTATCTATGAATAAGAGCGATATTAGCAACCTGTCTGAGGTATCTATTACTATGCTATTCGGATTGGCTGAGGTTAAAGCAAGTGAGAATGAAAGCTATATTCGTGAGGGTATGATGGAACGCTATGACAAGATACGTAAGCTATTAAGCTTTAGAGGTGTGACTATCACGGATGAGCAGTATGCTTCGTTGTCATTGCTGTTCAAGTACAACAGACCATCTAATGAGAGCGAGAGAGTGAAGGACTTGAAGGAGCTACGTCTATTGAATGGCATTAGCTTAGAGTCCATGCTTGAACACAGTCCATATACAACAGATGTATCTATGGAGTTGGGGAGATTGAAAGCAGAAAGTAATCAGATCAAACCTGTAAAGAATGTTAATGAAATTGTTGAAGAGGATAACGCTTTAGTTAAGTGAAGTGTTTGATATGACAGATAGAATACAGTGGGGGAATACGATAAAAATATCCTGAAAATATATGTGAAAATGTAGGGAAAATAAGGCGAAAATATAATAGAGATAGTATCAGAAATTTTTCGCTGTTATATGGCAAATTTTTTCTATAGCATTTTTAAAAAAATGGGGTAGCAGAATGAGAGTTGAGTTGAAAATCCTCAGCTCTCTTTTTAAAAGTTTGTTATATGGATTCAAGTGAATCTGTATAGACATAAAGGGTTTAAATGACGATATAAAGCCAATTGTTCTATAAGGACTATTATAGAACCGTAAAACTCATTAAAAGTTTGCTTTTATAAGGCGTTATACAAAATGTATAAGAATCCCGTATTATATACAACTTATCGTATAAATAAAGGCGTATATACAAGCGATTATGTAGCGTTAAATACGTCAATATATGCAAACACTAGAGCCGCAAGGGATTGAGCGATAAATCAAGTAGACATAAGGTATGTTATCGGAAGTTGGCTTATTTCTATTCATATCCTATACAAGGCGATACCCCAACTTCGAAATGAGGTCGCCCACCACTCTCGATTTTTCACACACATAAAAATGTTTATTAATGGTAATATTTAGAGAGTGTATGGAAATCAGGGACAGGGGATTTGAAATGAAAAATTACTTTATAAATCTATATTTTCAATTACAGTATATAAAATCAGTTAGAGAATATTTAAAAAGTATTGATAATCTAATGACGAAAAAAGAAGAAGCAGATAATCACAGGCAATTTGTGTGGAATGTCACAATATATGATGTTCTTTCAAATAAGGAGTTAAATAAACTAGTAGAATCTCTATACAGATTAGATGGTTATGATTACGGAAAAACGATATATCTTAAAAAAAGAAAATCTAGAGATTTACATTACTTAGGTTTAGAAGTTAATCATACAGGTTCTGGTCTTCTTGCAAAAATTGTTTTCAATAAGCATAAATACTTTAGTGAATTAACTATGAAATATACTCAAGTTACAAATCAGACAGTTGCTATTGAATATACTTTTAATTTTATTAAAGCTATTAGTTTCTCGGAAGAATCAAAATTTATTAAAGATAACATCAAAGATACTTATTTTTTGAACTTTACTTCAATTTACTTTAACAGTAGCTTTAGGAATAATGGTATGCAGTCATTAGAGCAAAGAGAGAGAGATTATTTTAGAGATATATTTCAAGGGTTTATAGTCAAAAATCTTTACTCTAATTTTGGACGGGAATACAAATTACCAATTGGTTATACAATGAATTATAAAAAAGCAGATGAAACAGAAGAAAACCTTAAAAATCCGTTTTTAATGCGATCACTTTATAATAAAAAAGAAAATTATTATATTATTATTGAATCATTTAGAGGGTATCAAACTTTTTATCAATATTTTAATGGGAAAATCATTCCTGAAATTCCTTTTTTGGATAACTTCCAATATGAAGGAAATGAATTTTATTATAATTTATTTAATGATATTGAAAACAGAGAGTTAGAGAATAAAGTGGCTAAATACCTTCTAGGTAACTATAAAGTAGTGAAGAAAAAAGATTATCTTTGGTTGGTGAATAAATTGAGAGCATTAAGGGATAGTGAATTTAAACCAAATCTGGATTCTCGACTACAAGATCAAAAAAATTGGGAAGTCCGTTGGAATGGAGAAATTGAAACAGAATCTTTTTTCACAGGTGATTTACTCACAAAGAAATATACTAAAATATATAGTGATTATCACGATTATATGAAAACTCTGTTCACTATGCAAAACGATAGTATTATATTAACTGTTGGATTGTTTACTTTATTTTTCACACTTATAGGAGTTATTATCGCTGTTTTATAATTAATATTTTTATCACTATATTATTTCCTTAAAAGGAATTACTTCCCATTGTGTCGAATAGGTATTTGGGGGAGGTGAAAATATGAATGTAGTAACAGCAGAATATGAAGTAATAGACGTTGAGAAACAAATAGTCGTGAATGTTTATAGGGTCGATGGCGAAGCGGTAGCCAAATATACTTATGACTTTGCTAATCCTGAAAATGACAAAACAGAAGGTACAATCGTTGAGTATGCCTTATCACAAGGATTTGAATGGGATGAAGAAAAGCAAAATAGATTCCATGAAGTAAAAAGAGAAGAAGCTAAATTTGTATTAGACATGAAAAGCAGATAATTAATACAAACACTCTCATAAATTTGAGGGTGTTTTCATTTGTCCATTTTTCCACCTTAGGAGGTGTTTATCATAGAAAAACTATTCGTCTATCTGCTATCCCTGTTTGGAGTATCAATATCATTCCTGTTTGGGGCATGGCATATTTCATTAACAATCTTACTTGTATTTATGGTGATTGATATTCTTACTGGATTAATTAAATCAGCAAAGGAACGCAAATTATCATCTAACCTTGCTTTTAATGGATTCCTAAAGAAAGCTACTATAATGCTCGTCATTATTCTGGCTAACTTACTGGATTTATTAACCTCAGCAGGTGTACCAGTATTTAGAACAATGGCTGTTTTCTTCTATATAGGTATGGAAGGACTCAGCATTGCAGAAAATGTTAAGCGTATTGGATTACCTCTACCAAAAGGAATATCTAAATACATTAATGAAATGGCTAAAGAGCAGATCAATATAGAAAATATCAATACTGAGCAAGTCACTATTAATAACAACAACGTAGTCAGAGAGGAAGATAAATAAACATGAAGAATATTCAACGCTTAGAAATGGAAACAAAGGGGATTGCTCTCTCGCAGCAAGAATTAATCATTTACTTGCAGGAGAATGGATTACAACCTCATGAAGAATATAATGCTCAATCACCATCTGCAAAGAAAGCTATTTATCAGACAGCATTATCTACATTAGAATCAGTAGCTAATAATCCTGAAATGATGAGAAATGTGAAAATGGACGATATGACAGTATCAGAGTTTCATGAGAATTTAACAGACCGTATAGACCAACTAGAGAAGAAAATTCGTGGCATGAGAACAGACGCTAATCAATCTGATTTCTTCATGCTTTTTAATTAGGAGTGAAGTTATGAATCTATTAACTAACTACAAGCTACTAAATGACACATTTGATTCTCTTGCTGAAACAGTTCTAATCAATGGTAAACCACAACAAGCAATTATTGGCATGGCTTATCTAGGAACAGTAGAGAATCGTCACATCAACTCTCTACAACCATTTAATCGTGGTGATTATGTAGATTATAAAGGTCATAAGTATCTAATTTCAGAGGAAGTTAAATCACCTAGACAGAATAAATATCGTTCTACTATGACTAGCTGCAACGTTACTATTGAGGTTCGTGACTATTTAGGTAAAACTAAAATCGGAGAAGATGATTTTGGCAAACCTATTTATGAAGAACATTATTCAGAACCTTATGATGTATATGGTTCTATGAAGCAATGGGAACGTAGCTTAAATGATGCGTTTTCTATTAATATGATGGACGTATCATTGTTTATAGATATACAAGATACACCAGAGAATAGAACACTCTTTGCAGTCAATAATGAGCTTTCAATACTAGGTATGACTGCTAAGGTTATGCTACAGGACTTGTCACAAGATGGATTGATCGGTGTACTATTCAACAAAACATCTGGTGTAGCACCGTATTGACGTTGACAGAAAATTTTCCTTCTATATAAAAAGTGTCAGAAGATAGTTTCGGTCATAGTTCGTGGAATGTTCTACTCTCGATTTGAGGGAAACCTATTGATATGTAAGTGTCAGCAATGATATTTGCATTTAGGATTCTTAGTCGGTCGGGCGTTCGAATCGCTCCTGGGACGTACAGTCTGATTATAGACATCTTAATGAAAAAGAAAAAAGCCCGAAATCGTTGGAAACTAACGGTTCCGGGCTTTTTTCTGAGTATTGCGGAATGAAAAAGCCACTTGTGTGGAGTTTTGAGCCACGAGTTGCGGAGAATCAGGCCAGTGAATGCA